CTGCCAGTAAGCAGTGTATCTATCGCCTTCTCTTGCGCTATCTCTATGTTTTGCTTATAACTAAGTTGCATATGCAATTGTAGTTCTTCTTCTGTCTGTGGGATCTTAGTTGGTTCGTTTTTATAAAGATTTATATTAAAGTTTTTTGCAACAAATTCGTTAAACTTTCTATTCTTTAAGTCGCTCATAACACCCTCCATGTAACTTGTTCTCTGGGCTATACCAAAGGGATCTTGAGAGTAAGCTTTTACATCATACAATTTTTCAGACATCCCATTAACAACTATATCTACAAACTTAGGTATAATCGGTACGGGCTTCCAGTCTAAATTTAAATAGGACAAATCACCGTTTATAGATAACTCATCCTTATATTTTTGAACTGATTGTTCTCCTCTTGAATATAAACGTAGCTTACGGAAATTACTGTGGTTAGTTTTGTATCTATTAGAGCTTTTATCTAAATGAAACCACTCGCTTTCTATAGCCTTGGCAACCTTTAACCCATATTCATAGCTTATTTTCTCAACGTCACTAACAACTTGGCTTGGAAAATAATTTTTTACACCTGATAGCCCCATATTTAATTTTTAATTATTTTGCTCATATTATTGTTTTGATCATACTTAGAGATATGTATGTTTATTTTTGGTTTTTCTACTTTAGCATTTGGAGCATACAAATGTCTGTTGCAAGCCATAATAGCTAAACCAGAACTTATTGTCGCGTCAAACTTTGTTCTTTTGTTTATATCAAATCTAGACCAATCATTTAAAAGAGTGTTAAAATATAAGTTTCCAAAAGTACCATCTTGAAGCAAGCCAACGTGTCCTTGAATGTACATTTCAATAGCCGAGGCATGTGCCTGTTTTATATCCTCACTTGAATTAGGTATTCCACCTACTTCTTTTTCTGCTACAGATAATTTGTTCCATATCTTATCAGGTCTATTCATACTGTAACCTCTATAACCTCTACGCCTTAAATAATACAACAGGCGTGGTTTATTGTTTTCTGCTAAAATCGGCATTCCGTAAAACACTATAGCCATCAACATATCTTCAAAAAACATTTCAGCCGTTGGTGGTCTAGATAAGTATTCTAAAAAGAAACTGTTTGCAGGAGCGTCTTCCATACTAAATTTGGTCAAACCGTGTAAAGCTCCTTTAGATCCTTTACCGTCCACTGTTCCTGATATATCATATGAATCACATCCAAAAGCCCCCATATGCTCGTTGCCCGGATACTTCATGCCGTTTTTAATTACAACTCTATTTTGTAGTTGTACAGGTGGAACCCAACTCACTTTAAACCTTCCATTTCTGTCTGGATAAAATATAACCTGAGAATCTTTGATTCCATTTACCCATTGAAAATTACCTTGAGTAACACCTAGTGTTCTGACCATCTCCTCGTTGTAATCTATCTGCTCGTATATCTTTACTAAATTAAAAATAGAGTTTTTAGACTCATCTCTAAACGCGTGCTCTGTTGTTCTTGGAAACTGACGGTAGAATTCATTTAATCCATCGTGGTCTGATTTTAGACCATCAACTTCGTTTTGCCAGTTATCTATTACACCTACATCTATTAGTTCACCGCTTGGGTCGAACCTATCGACATCAGGAGTATTGAATACTGGAAATCCGTGCTCATCAATAAATCCTTCATAGTTCCATTCCATTGGGATAAACAAAGAGTATAAACCAGACTTTGTCTGGCCATTTCTGTTTCGCGTTGTAACGTCTGAAGCATTGTATAGTTTTTTAAAGTTTTCTCCGCCTTTGTCTAAAGCGTTTGAAGTACTACCCATCATACATTTACCAATAATTCTTGAACCTAATCTTAAGCAGGTTTTTGTAACCCTCCAGTTGTTTAGTATATTTTCAGGTCTTTCCCATTTACCAGCTTCATCGTGTACTAGTAGAGCTAACTTTTCACCGTCATAACTATTGTCACCTGTGTTCTTCCAGTCAATTGTCGTGTCTAATCCCTGTAAGTCTTCTATGCGTTCGTTTGCTGTTATTTTTTTCCTGGTAAATCTAGTGGATGGCACTCTGTATGCTAGCTCTGTTTTTGGACGATCCATACCATCTTGTATGGGTTTAAAAAAGAAAGGGTAGTTTATACTAATGGGTACAATTTTATCAGTAAACATTTTCTTGGCATCTGCACCTGTTTTAGATAACACCCCAAATCTACTATCACCTGCAAGGGTGGCTAAATTAACAGTTTCAGCTGATGACATGAAAGAAAATCCAGAACGTCTATTTTTAAGATAACACATTCCGTAGCATCTTTTATCAGCTTTACAAGCTTCCCAGAATATAAAAAACAATCTATTAGCTTCTCTAAAGTCTGGTGCTCCAACGTCAATCTTACTCCATTGTAAATACATGTACTGGGTACCTGGCATCCAAGTTGGCTTACCGTTATTGCTAAACCAGAAACCTTCTTCTCTTCTTCTAAATTCTTCGTCTATGTAATCATACCACTTTTCTTTTTGATCTTCTGGATAAGCACGCCAATCAAAGATGTTCTTTAAGCGCTCTAATTCCTTCGGTTGAGTAAATCTAACCCATTTGTCTTTAGGGTGCTTATACACATCCTTAGGCTGCTTAGGTAGAGCGATGACTAGATCTTGTATTTGTATGATCTCTCCTATCTGGCCGTTACGAGAAAGGACTATTAAATCTTGTTCTTTGTTATAACCGTACTTCCACTTTTTCCCTTTGTTCATTCTAGAAATAGTAGTCTTTTTTATAGGCTCAACCGTCTTAACCAAACTTTGCTCGTACATTACTTAGATCTACCTTCTGCGAATCCTTTAAAAGTTTTTTCCTTTGCCTCTTCAGGTGTTTTACCCTCAAGCAAGTTTTCTTCTTCTTCAATTCTGTTAAGTATCTCAAACGCGTCAAATATAGCTAGTTTTTTAGATGCTGCGGCATTCTTAAGTTTGTCGGCTGTTAAATCATCCTCAGAGTCAGTGACAATGGCTTCTTTAGCTACCTTTATCAGTTCCTCCACTGCTTTGTGCCCAGCTTGGATTATACTTCTCTTCGTTTCCTTGATGTTCATATTTGATTGTAATAAAATTAGATTTAACTCGATATAGTCTTTCGCCATCAACGATAAACTCGTATTCACTACTTGGTCTAAAACCAACTAGATCGTTTACTTCAACTGTACCATCTGAGTATTTGACGATACCTTGTAGAGGTTTTTCAGATTCAATGTTAAATTGATCCACTGCTTTCAGGGGCATTACAAAACAATATCCCTTAGGGCAAAACCACTCTTCATCTCTTTTGTATAAGAAGATTTGATCTTCACCTATAAAGTAGGTTGATTCATTAAAATAGCTTCTACTATTTTTCTCCACTCCTTTTACATTATGCCATCTTCTAAAAACGTTGTGGTGGACTAAAACAGTGTCACCTTGCATTATTTCTGCGTGGCCAACTATTGGTGTAGATACTACCGTAGCTTCTCTATTAACGAACTGGTGATTATAAATCTCGGTGTTTAAGATTAGCTCTCCACCATCTAGCTTCTTAGTGTTGTTGTATCTCTCTCCTTTTGGCGTTACAACAAAGTCGTGAACGCTTTTCATTAGTATTGTAGGTTATATTCTACGGATACCGCCATGTTTTTATTAAAGTCTTTCCAAGGCAAAACATCTTTACCTTTTTTAATATAAACAGAGAATTTGTTTTCTTCTTCTAGGATATCGCAAATAGTATGACCACCATACACTTCTTGCCCCACGGCATAGTGCATAGCGTCATTCTTATAATCTTTACCGATACTAATCTTTCTTATCAGCTTCGACATCTTCCTTGTAGTTTATTGTTCCATCTTGGATATTAATATCAAACGTACCGTACTCTTTATCAAACTCAGTTTGTAATAAAGTAAGCTCATCTCTAAGCCCAGCTATTTGATGCATCATCTCATGTTTTTTTAACTCTACAGATCCAATTTCTAATTGAGCTCTATTAATGCTGTTTACCGTGTCTTGAACTTTCTTTAACTGATCTTCAGTTATTTTCTCAGGTTTAATACCTTTGAGTTCTTTAATTTTTGCGTTTGTTCCTTTTGCCATTTTTATTTAATTTAAGTTAATTTAATTTGTTTTATCTTTCGAATGATAAAGTAATCTTTATCGGATTTATATTATATAAATCTTTATTTACAGCACTAACACTAGCACAGTTCTCTTCTAATACAAGATTTGTAGCGTCAGTAATTGTTTTAATAGTACCAATAACCTGATCATTTTCATCATGTAGTATGTCGCCAACCGCAAAAGTGGTTAAAGCAGATGTTGTCTTAACCACTACCGCTGTAGTATTAGTAGCTGTTTCTGTAGCAACTTGTACTGTTGATACAAAATCAAACCCATCATCATCATAAGCAGCCATTTCTCCACCTATATATAATGTATCATATCCTACGTTATCGCCAGAATCAGGTTCACCTTGTAATACCAAACTAGGTATATTACTAGTACCAGCCCCACCACCAGTTTGAGCACTACCAATATAATCCCATCCATTATTTCCAAAATCCCCAACTTCAAAATGAGATTTACCAATTATATGATTAGTAAGAATCGGTGCGCCTGTCATTGTGTCGTTTACAGTACCCATTGTTACTGGAGCTACCCCATCAACTGTTTTTGCGAAATGTAAATCAAACTCAAAAGCTGTTTGAACCGCACCATTAGAACCTCTAAATGCTACCGCCACAGACGTCAATCTATGAGCGCCTTTAGGAATTTGAAAAGAAGTCCAGTCAAATAAAACGTCGTGCAACCCATCACCACCAAAATTAACTGTTTGCTTACTAGCTGCTATTATTGGTTTTATTTCTACTGTAAAAAATTTGCTCATTTCTTTATTTTTTAAATTTATCTTTCAAATGAAAGCGTTAATTTTATTGGATTGATATTAAAAAGTTCGTCATTATTAGCTAAATCTCCGGCAGCGCCTGCTCCATTTTGTATTTTCCAAGCGGTAAGATCAACTGGCGTACCATTTAATCCATCATGTCTAAATGTAAGGGAAGCATCGCTATCGATAGTTAATATTTCTCCTAAAATAACATCACCTGTAGCATGAATAATATCACCTACGGCAAATTTTTTCGTTGCAAGAGCATCACCATCAGAACCATCATCTAAACTTGCAATTGTAGCAGCTGATAGTCCAGAAACGTCATGAATTCCAGTTGTAAGTACACTTGTACCGAAATCAATTCCACCAGCAGCTGCGCCGGCTACATATAACGTGTCATATCCCACATTATCACCAGATTCAGGTTCGCCTTGTAGTACTAAATCAGGTTTGTTACTAGTTCCAGCACCCCCACCAGTTGTGGCAGTGCCTATATAATCCCAACCATTATTTCCCCAATCACCAGTTTCAAAATGTGTTTGACCTAGCAGGTGGTTGGTGGTAATTGGTGCTGCGGTTATCGTCGCATTATCAACACCCATTGTAACTGGTGCCACACCGTCAATTGATTTTGCAAAGTATAAATCAAACTTTCTAGCCGTTTGCACTCCACCGTTAATTCCCCTAAACGTTGCCGAAACAGATATTAGTTTATTAGCTCCTTTGGGTACCTGGAAAGAAGTCCAATCAAAGAGAACATCTTTAGTGGTATGTGCTACCATAGTAGATGCTGTTATTGTCGGTTTTACGTCTACTGAAAAATATCCCATAATTTTATTTTTTTACTTTTTCTAGTGATCTACCGCCAAAATAGGCACCGATCACGGTTATTAATACTAATTGTAATAAGTCTACCCACGAGGCTTTAACCTCAAAAGCTATAACACCAGCATCAACAAAAACTAACAGTATCGTAGATACTACTAGAAATATTAGAACTAGTGGTCTTATGTTTTTACTAAGCCATGAATCCGATTGCATATCCATTTTCCAACGCTCAGTTACTTGTTTTTGCATTTCTGCTTCGTAGCTCGCTACGAGTTCTTTAATCTTTAGTTCAGCCGCTAACTTCTCGTCTTTAGATGTATGTAGGTTATCTAAAACTCCACCTACGCTCTCTACGAGTTTAGCTGCTCCACCTGATAATAATTTTGCTATTACACTCATTTATTTATTTTTAATAACCACCACCTCCTCCACTAGAACTCGTTGTGGTACTAGGCGTAGTTGTTGTTGAAGTTTGTCGAGGTATTGGCTCAACTCTGCTTGCCACTGGTATAACCCTGCTTGCCACCGGTATAACCCTATTTACTATGGGCTGCTCAACTGCACGTGCTACTGGCTGTGCTGGTGTTGGTACTTTATTGGTTGCTTGTCCATGATTAGCACCACCCATATACCAACTACCTTTAATACCTTTTAACTCATGCGTGTGATAACCGCTCAAGCCGTTTGCAGCAGCCCAATCCAAAGCTTCTTTTAATTTAGTAAACAAAGGCACTCCACCTATACTACCTATTACACTCATTATTTTGCTCTAAGCTTTTTTAACTCTGCCTCTAATTTTGTTATTGTCTTTCCAATCGCCATAACAGATGGTTTACCCGTACTTCCACCCTTAAGGTCTTCTCTCAAATTAAATATTCTAGACTCTATGCTGTTAATTTTTTCAGAATTACTATCACCCTTTGAGCCTGACATAGTACCTTTGCTTTTTTCATACCCACTTACTGGCACTGTTTTATCTTGCTTAACTGGTGGATTTCCAAAATCCATCCCCTTCATTTTAAATGGTGTTGCCATATTTTATTTATTCGTTTCCGTTATTTGCATCGTTCTCCCAAGGAAAACCAGTGTCTCCAGCTTCCTTCCATTCTCCTTCTACCAATATAGAATCTACACCATCTATATCTTTTCTTTCAAATCTTTCTCCATTATACATAATATGATCATCATCATAAGCCAGCTTACCAAGCTTCATATCTGTAGCGTGTCTCATCTCATGGTTAACCACCTGCCTGTACTCAGCACTGTTAGGATCTAGTTTATCACTTACAAATATAGTTCCATCCATATTAGCTTCACCTAATATTTCAAACTGATCTCCATCTCCTAGTGATTTAGCTATGATAGGTGTTCCAGGAATAGTGGTTTGCTGGTTTCGAGTAAAACTTAATTTAGTTTTAATCTCACCACGATCAGCATAGTTACCTCTACTTGTTCCTAGTTTAAATCCCATTTATTTCTTGTGACCGTATTTTTTAGCCATAGTTCCTTTAGATTCTTTTTTAGCTATAGCATCTACTAC